AAATGTTAGAAAGATTTAAGAATATATTTGCTGGTCTTGAAACTTCTTACGGTCAAACAAAAATGACTGGTGAGATCAGAGATGATGGAAAGAATGAAGCAGAATCAATTACAGTACATAAACCTGTGACCGATGTTTTATGGCAAAAACATTTAAAGGGTGAATTTCCGGCGTTAGGAATTGTTCCTATTAGACAAGATAGTAGATGTAAATGGGGATGTTTAGATGTTGATGTTTATGATTTAGATCACAAAGAATTAATTACAAAAATAAAAAATAAAAATTTACCTTTAATAGTTTTTAAATCAAAATCAGGTGGAGCACATATATTTTTATTTGTAAAAGAATTTGTTCCAGCATCTTTAGTTAGAGAAAAATTAAAAACAATGGCAGCAATGTTAGGTCATGCTGGTAAAGAATTATTTCCAAAACAAGATTATATACTTGCAGATAAAAACCAAGTTGGTAGTTGGTTAAATGTTCCATATCATGGTGGTGATGAATCTGTACGACGTGCACTAGATGATAATGCAGAGCTATTAACTTTGGAAGAATTTTTTAAATTGTATGATAAAAAAGTTTTATCTGAAAAAGATTTAATACAATGGAAAGAACCTATAACAACAGATGACGAAGATTTATTAGAAGCTCCACCTTGTTTAGTTACATTGTTATCTGACAAAGTTCCTCAAGGTAAAAGAAATGATACCATGTTTAACGTTGGTGTTTATTTAAGAAAAAGATTTCCAGATTCATGGAAAACAAAGTTAAGCACTTATAACGGTAAATACATGGCTGAACCATTAACAGATTCTGAAATAGAAAATGTTATTAAATCATTATTAAACAAAGATTATCGTTATAAATGTAAACAAGAACCTATTAGAAGTTTTTGTGAATCAAAGATTTGTGTCAAAAGAAAATTTGGTGTTGGAGAAAATGTTCCAACTCCTGAAATAGAAAGAATAGAAAAATATCCATCACATCCAACAATTTATATTGTCTATCTTGATGGCAAACCAGTTGAAGTAGACAGAGCAACACTTCATGAATTTGATAAATTTTCTATGGAAGTAATGGATCAGTTAAATCAAGTGTTAATGCCAATAGGTAAAATGGTTTGGAAAAAACTATTACATAAAATTATGTCTAATAAAGATACATTTAAAATATTAGAAGTTCCGCAAGCAGCAAGACTTGATTATCAATTAAAAGAATTACTGGGTGATTTTTTAAATAGAGCAACCGGTAAGACTATGGAAGATGTTAAAAGAGGGATTCCATTTACAGAAAATGGACATAGTTATTTTAAATATCAAAGTTTTAATAATTTTTTAAAAAGAAGTAAATCTTGGGAGATACCAAAAGCAAAGACACAAAGAATGTTAACAGAAATATTTAAAGCAAAAGAAGAAGTTTTAAAATTAGATAAAAAATCTATGAGAATATGGAAGATTGAAACTATTAATGTAGATAAACCAACTATTACAGAAACTGCAATGAAAGATCCAGCATTTAAATGAAAAGAATAATTATTCCAGGACCTCCTGGAACAGGTAAAACATATCATTTGATTAATAACTATCTTAAGAAAGAGATTGAAGAATATAAAACTCCTTCAGATAAAATTGCTTATTTAACATTTAGTAATGCTGCAACTAATGAAGCAAAGAAAAGAATTTTGAATACCTTTCCAATGGTAAAAGAATTTCCATACATATGTACTATGCATTCACTTGGAACAAAACAATTAAACATAGATACAAATACACAATTACTTAAAGATGAAAAATGGAATGCATTTAAAAACTTTTCACAAATTTGCAAAGATTTATCTTTTGATTCTTATTTTGATCCATACACAGAAACAACTTTATATAAAAATGATCATATGAAAATTATTGAATATGCTAGATGTAAAAAAATATCTATTATGGATGCTGCAATAGAATTAGATAAACATTATAGTGTAGATACATGGTTAACAGAACAAATTGATGCCGATTTAAAATCATATAAGAAACAAACCGGAATGATTGAATATTCCGATATGATTAAACAGTTCATTGAGAAAGACAAATGTCCCCCACTCAACGTTGTCTTTTTGGATGAAGCACAGGATCTGAATCCTCTGCAATGGGATATGTTCAATTACATCGAATCAAGATGTGAGAGATCTTACATTGCAGGGGATGACGATCAAACGATTTATACGTTTCAAGGTGCTGATCCAAATATATTTATAAATTTAGGTGGTACTGTAGATGCAAGAGTTGAATCAAGACGATGTCCAAGAGTAATTCATAGAAAAGCATTAGATATATTACAACATGTAGATAATAGAATGATTAAAAGTTGGCTTCCTAGAGATGCAGAGGGACAAATTTTTGAAGATCAAACACTAGATAATATTAATTTTAGTAAAGGAGAATGGATGATTATTGCAAGAACAAATCAAATGTTAAATCCAATTAAAGCTCATTTAACTTCATTAAATTTAAGGTTTGCAAGTAAAACAAATACAATTTTATCAGATGAATTATTACAAGCTTATCAAGTGTGGCATAGATTAAATCAAGGAGCAACCGTTGGATCTGAAGAAGCAAAGGCAGTTTATAAGGTTTTAAATTACAATATGGACCATGTTGAATATGGATTTTCAAGCGGCAAGTCATTAGATACTGTAGATTTTGTAGATATAGATGATCTGATGCTAAATCATGGGCTTCTGGTGACTGGGAGCTGGGAGCAATTAAATTTTAAGGAAGATACAAAACTTTATATTAAATCGTTATTAAATAGTGGTGATGATTTATTTAAACCTGCAAGAATTAAAGTATCCACAATACATGGTGTAAAAGGTGAAGAGTGTGAAAATGTAGTTTTATATACAGGAATGGAAAAAATTATATATGACTCTGCATTAAGAAATCCTGATCCAGAACACAGATTGTTTTTTGTGGGTGTAACAAGAGCAAAAGAAAATCTTTATATCATGCAACCAGATATAGAAGATCATTATAACTATATACCAGGAGATCCAATACTATGACAAACAAAGCGTTCTTTAAACAAGTAGGAGGTTCACATTATAAAAAATATAAAATACAACCCTCTAGATTCATTAACGATAATAAGATACTGTTCGCAGAAGGTAATGCAATTAAATATATTTGCAGACATCAAGACAAAGGTGGAAAGCAAGATTTAGAGAAAGCGATTCATTACATACAAATGATAATAGAAAGAGATTATGATGTTTAGAAAACCAAGAACAACGGTGTTTATTATGGGATTAATAACAATTTTATGTATGTATTGTTATTTGAAAGGAATTATTTAAATGTTTGAAGCTCAGAAAGAATGGATTTGTCCAGAAAATTTTCCTGATTTAAAAGGATATAAATATATTGCAATCGATTTAGAAACTAAAGATCCAGATCTTAAATCAAGGGGATCTGGTGCAATTATTGGTAATGGTAATATTGTTGGTATTGCTGTGGCAGTTGAAGGATGGTCAGCGTATTATCCAATTGCTCATGAAGGTGGTGGCAATATAGAAAAAGAAAAAGTTTTAAATTGGTTTAAAGAAGTTTGTGCAACGGATGCTGTAAAAATATTTCACAATGCAATGTATGACGTATGCTGGATTCGGGCGGCGGGGATCCAAATCAAAGGACACATTGTAGATACAATGGTAATGGCATCATTAATTGATGAAAATAGATTAGCATATACATTAAATAGTATTTCATTTGAATATCTTGGTGAAGTTAAAGATGAGAAAGCTTTAAATGAAGCCGCTCAATCTTGGGGAATAGATCCTAAATCTGAAATGTATAAACTTCCTGCAATGTATGTAGGTAATTATGCAGAAAAAGATGCACAGTTAACATTAGAATTATTTAAAGTGTTATCTCGTGAAATACAAAAACAAAATTTACAAAATGTTTTTGATTTAGAAACACCATTGTTTCCATGTTTATTAGATATGAAATTTAAAGGAGTAAGAGTTGATATAGAAAAAGCACAATTGTTGAAACAACAGCTAACAAAACAAGAGCATGAATTGTTATTAAAAGTAAAACAAGAAACAGGGATAGAGCCACAGATTTGGGCTGCAAGAAGTATTGCAACAGTTTTTGATAAGCTTGGCCTACATTATGAAAGAACCGACAAATCACAAGCACCTTCCTTTACAAAGAATTTTTTACAAGAACATAAACACCCTATAGTTCAAATGATTGCTAAAGCAAGAGAAATAAATAAAGCTCATACAACTTTTATAGATACAATTTTAAAATTTACTCATAAGGGGAGAATTCATGCTGACATCAATCCAATAAGATCAGATCAAGGTGGAACTGTTACAGGAAGATTTAGTTATGCAAATCCAAATCTTCAACAAATTCCTGCTAGAAATAAAGAATTAGGACCAATGATTAGATCATTATTTTTACCAGAAATCGGTCATAAATGGGGCTGTTTTGACTATTCTCAACAAGAACCAAGACTTGTTGTACACTATGCGGCTACGACTGAACCAATTTGTTTTGATGAATCTGTTACAAAAATAGTAGATGAGTTTAAAAACAACTCTGTAGATTTCCATAAGACAGTTGCTGAAATGGCAAATATATCAAGGGATCAAGCTAAAACAATTAATCTTGGATTATTTTATGGGATGGGTAAAGCTAAACTTCAAGCTGAACTTGGATTGAATTCAAAAGAAGAAGCAGAAAATTTATTTAATCAATATCATACAAACGTTCCATTCGTAAAAGAGTTAATGAATAAAACATCAGCTCATGCTCAAACATCAGGATCTATTGGAACATTGCTTGGAAGACGTTGTAGATTTAATAAATGGGAACCAGCGACATTTGGTATGCATACAGCAATGTCATTTGAAGAAGCTGAAAGAACTTATGGAAGAGGAAGAATTAGAAGAGCAATGACATACAAAGCTTTAAATAAATTAATACAAGGATCTGCAGCTGATATGACAAAAAAGGCAATGTTAGATTTATACAAAGAAGGAATCATTCCACATATTCAAATACATGATGAACTAGATATTTCTGTTGTTGATGACAATCAAGCAAAGAAGATTGTTGAAATAATGGAGAACGCCGTTACTTTGGCAATCCCAAACAAAGTAGACTATGAATCCGGTGAAACTTGGGGAGATATATATGGTTGATTATGGCATATTTAAATGCAAATATACCTCCAATCTACTGTAAAATAAGGAGAGAATATTTATATGACTTACGACAACATCAAGGAGAAACTGAAGACTGCGTGGTATTTGGTTTTGGGAGCATTAGCGGGCGTGCATTATTGTTTCACTGCTTACTTACGAACGGTGCAATTTATTGGAGACTTCCTATCTCTGCTTTTGTTCAAAGAGGAAGCGGCAATACTTTGTATAAAGGACAAATGGAATCTCAAGATCTCGAAGATCTTCAGCTATGGAATTCATTTAGTTATTATCCTAGTGTTACTGT